CTATACGTTAAAGACTAATAATACTTAGTAGGTGGGGGAGTAATCCCCCATCTTCTTATGAATAAGATCAAAGATTTAAAATCTATATTACATTTTAAAAAAGACAATTATGTATATAGGTACGTGCTAGTAGATAGATTTAAACACACTTCCAAAGCTCATTGTGGGTTTGATGTTAAACTAGAGATGACAGAAAAAGAAATTTGGAAATCCCTAACACCAAGGAAATTAAGAAGAAAATATATTACAAAGGAAATTAAATGAAAAATTGTCTAATTTGTAATAAAAAATTCCAAGATACCACACGCAATAATAATAAAAAATTTTGTTCTGAAAAATGTAAATTTAAAAAATATTATAATTTACCAAGATCAAAAATATTAGCAAAAAAAAGACAAGAAAAATATAATAAAACAGAAAAGTCAAAATTAAAGTATAAAAAATGGTATGAAACAAAAGGAAAAAAAACTAGAAAAAATTATAGTAAAAGTAAAATGGGTAAAATAGCATTAAAGAATGCTTATAAAAAATGGTCTAAATCTGAACATGGAAGAATATATAATTTAATTAGATCTGCTAATAGAAGATCATCAAAATTAAGAGCCACTCCAAAATGGAGTGATATGAATAAGATAAAAGAAGTCTATAAAAACTGTCCAAAAGATTGTCATGTAGATCATATTATACCATTAAAGGGTAAAAATGTTTCTGGATTGCACGTTTATTGGAATTTACAATATCTTAAAGCTAATATAAATATGTCTAAGTCCAATAAAATATTGGATAAAAATATATGTTGGTAATGTTAAAAAATTAATGTATTCAAGTATATTAACAAATTATTAATAATTCTATGTCCAGTATTGTTCAAATCTGCAACGGAGCATTAAATCAGTTAGGAGCTACAACTATTATTTCCTTAACAGAAGATTCAAAAAACGCCAGACTTTGCAATGCAAGATACACTCAAGTAAGAGATGCTTTGTTTAGATCTCATCCCTGGAACTGTTTACAAAAAAGATTAGAACTAGCTGCAGATACAGCTACACCAGCATGGGGATTTAGTTATCAATATACCTTACCTGCTGACTGCTTACGCTTATTAGTTATTTTAGATTACGATTCAAACTACAGGGTAGAAGGTAGAAAAATACTAAGCAATACATCTACTATGAAGATTCTATATGTTGGAAGAATTACAGATCCTAATGAGTATGATGAATTATTAAGAGAAACATTATCTGCCGCATTAGGTGCAGACATTGCTTATGGAGTTACTTCCTCTAATCCTGTTGCACAAAATATGTATACTTTATTTCAATCTAAATTAAGAGACGCTAGATTTGTAGATTCTACAGAAGGTCAAAATGTATCTCACGACCTAGGTATGGCAGACGCTATTGACGCTGGTAGTTTTATCAACTCAAGGTTTTAAATTATGGCTAGAGTTGCGGTACAGCTTACCAACTTTACAGGTGGAGAATTATCTCCCAGATTAGATGGTCGCAATGATCTTACTAAGTATGCCTCAGGATGTAAGACTTTAGAAAACTTAATTGTTTATCCTCATGGTGCTGCAGCAAGAAGACCAGGAACAAGTTTTGTTGCGGAAACTGCAAACAGCTCAAGCAAATCCAGACTTATTCCTTTTGAATTTTCTACTACTCAAACTTACATGTTGGAGTTTTCTAATCTTAAAATTCGTGTCTACAAAGATAATGGTGCAGTATTAGAATCAGATAAAACAATAACAGACATTACTCAAGCAAATCCTGCGGTAGTAACTTCTACTGCTCATGGTTATTCTAATGGTGATGAAATATTAATTACTGAAGTAGTTGGTATGACAGAAGTTAATAGTAAAAGATTTATTATTGCTGATGTAGCTACCAATACTTTTTCATTAAAAAATAAAGATTCAGTTGCTATTGATAGCACAGCTTACACTACTTACAGTTCTGCAGGTACAGTAAATAAAGTTTTTGAAATTACTACCGAATATACAACGGCACAATTATTTGATATTAAATTTGCACAGTCTGCAGATGTTATGTACATCGCTCATCCAGCTCACGAAGCATCTAAATTATCCAGAACAGGTCATACTGCTTGGAGCTTAGATGAAGTTGATTTTACTAATGGACCATTTCAAGATCCTAATACAACCACTACTACCCTAACTCCTTCTAGTGCTTCTGTTGGAACTGGACTTAATGTAACGGCATCTGCTGTAACAGGAATTAATAGTGGTTCTGGTTTTATTTCCACGGATGTTGGCAGACAGATTTATTTTAATGATGGTTATGCAGTTATTACAGCAATAACAAGCACTACTGTTGTAGTGGTTACTATTACTACAGCTTTTGCAAATACTACTGCTATTACCGCTTGGCAACTAGGATCTTTCTCTGACACAACTGGACACCCTTCTTGCGTAACCTTCTTTGAGCAAAGATTAGTATTTGCAGGCACAACAGATCAACCACAAACAATATTCTTTTCTAAATCAGGAGATTATGAAAATATGGATGCCAATCTTAGTGGTACGATTGCAGATGATGATGCTATTATTTATACGATTGCTTCCAATCAAGTAAACGCTATTAGGTTTATGACCGCTACTAGAACTTTAATTATAGGTACAGCAGGGGGTGAGTTTACAGTGTCTGGAGGTGGAACAGATATTGCAGTAACTCCCACTAATATTCTTATTAAGAAACAATCCAATCATGGTTCAGCAAATGTAGATGCAATCTCAGTTGGAAATGCAACTCTATTTTTACAAAGAGCTAAAAGAAAAATTAGAGAGTTGGCTTACAACTTTGACGTAGATGGATATCTAGCACCAGATATGACTATTCTTGCAGAACATATTACAGAAGGTGGATTAACTCAACTGGCTTACCAGCAAGAACCTAATCAAATTATTTATGGAGTAAGAGGAGATGGGGAGTTAGTAGGATTAACTTATCAAAGAGAACAACAAGTGGTAGCTTGGCATAGACACATCTTTGGAGGTATTTCTGGTTCAGCTACTATTACAGTTACTGACTATGCAAATATTGGCAATGGTACAAGAATTATATTAAAAAAATCAGATGGAACAACTACCACTTTTACTTCCGCTATAGCTTCTACTGCTGGTTTTTTTCATAGTGTTACTAGCAATAATCAAACCGCTACTAATTTAAAAACTCTTATTGATGCTAATTCTAATTTTACAGCTACTGTTTCTAGTAATGTAGTTACTATTACAGAAGTAGTATCTACAGGTTTGGCTTACTTACTTGTTTCTAGTTTTGATACTGCCAGACTTACTGCAACTAGCGAAAGCAAAGCCGTTTGTGAAAGTGTTGCAGTCATACCAACAGATGACACAGAGTATCAAGTGTGGGTTATTATTAAAAGAACTGTTGATGGTGTTACCAGAAGATATGTAGAGTATATTCACAATGTTGATTTTACAGAAACAGATAATACCACTTTTAATTATTTGGATAGCGAATTAACTTATAGTGGAGTTGCTATTACTACTCTTACTGGATTAGATCATTTAGAAGGTCAGACTGTTCATATCTTAGCTAATGGTGCAACTCACCCTGTTAAAATAGTAACAGATGGATCAATTACTTTAGATAGATCTTCTATAAATGTTAAAGTTGGATTGGGTTATAATTCTATTTTACAAACTATGAGAATAGATGCTGGTTCTCAAAATGGTACATCTCAAGCAAAAACAAAAAGAATTTATGAAATCACTATAAGGTTATATGAAAGTATAGGAGTAGAAGTAGGACCAAATCTTTCTGATATGGAACGAATACCTTTTCGTACATCATCAGATGTAATGGATCAGGGTATTCCTACCTTTACAGGAGATAAGACAGTAGAGTTTAGGGGTAACTATGACTCTGATGGATTTATCTTTGTTAGACAATCTCAACCTTTACCTTTAACTGTTTTATCAATATACCCAGATTTACAAACCAATGATTAAAAATATTTTAGAAATAGTTCCTTATATATCAAAACATGGTAAGATCATTTTAGCCAATCAGATGAACCATGTTCTGATGGATATAGACGCAAAATTTGATGGAGAAGCAATGGAACTAGAGGAACAAGGATTGGCATACACCTGTTTAATTAATGAAGAACCTATAGCAAGTGCTGGAATGAAAATTATTTGGGATGGTGTTGCAGAAGGTTGGGTTTTAGCAAGTAGTAAAGTTTGGCAACATCCTTTAGTTATTGCTAGAGCTATTAAAAAGAACTTTGCAAGATTGGCAAAAGAAAACAATATCCACAGGGTACAGACTGCAGTAAGAGCAGAGTTTACCATGGGTTTAAAATTTGCTAAATGGTTAGGATTGGAAGAAGAAGGATTAATGAAGAAATACGGATTTGATGGTTCAGACCATTATAGATATGCGAGGTTGTTCTAAATGGCTTGGTTCGCAGCGGCTTCTACAGCTACACAAATTGGAATAGGAGCAACGGCAGTCATGGGTGCTGCACAATATCAACAGCAAGGTGCTATTGGTAAATATAATCAATCAGTTCAAGAAAGAAATGCTACAGTTGCAGAACAAGAAGCTGCACAAATAGAAAAACAATTAGAATTTGATATTGCTCAATTTGACCAACAGTTTAGAAAACTTCAAGGAGAGACTGAGGTTGGTCTTAATAAGTCTGGAGTAGTTTCTGGTACTGGAACAGCTTATAGAATTGCTTTAGCTAATGCTGAACAAGCAGTATTACAAAGAAATATTATGGATTATAATTCAAGAGTTGCAGTAGGAAAAAAACTAGAAGAAAAAAATTTTTACACAATTCAAGGACAGGTTGCTAAACAACAATCCAAAATGGCACAAATAAATACTATAACACAAACAGGAACTAGCTTAATGAATATGGGTAGTGGATCAACTACATCTCAACTTAATATGGCTTACCCAGCTAAATATGGAACATTTTAATTATGCCTAAAATACCTACCTTCACAACACAAGCTAGACCTACTGCAGAAGTTGCTGGAGTAAAATCTAATCTTCAAATACCTTTAAATCAAAATATTGGAACTGCTTTTGCTCCTATAGTAGACGCTATTACTAAGCATAGAATTAATGAAAAAAATTTAGAAAATAAAGCTGAAGCTCTTTCATTGGAAAATGAATCTATGTTTCAATTAAATGAAGTTTTTGATAAAGCATCAAAATTAGACAATAAAGAACAAGCGTTTAATTTAATTCAAACAGAATCCAAATCTATTCAAGATGAATTTTCAAACAGAGCATCAAATAAATTTGTACAATCTAGCTTTAATAACAGTTTTTTAGGTGAGGTACAGAAGGGAATATCAAAAACTAACACAGCAGTATCTAAGAATGTAATTGATACTTTGGATAATCAAGTTTCTCTTAAAAAAAACAGATTGTTAAACGAAGCATATGTTAGCAAAAACCCTACAGCTTTTGCTTTAATTGGAGCTGAGTTGGAAGATCTTTATGAAAAAAATTACAAAGGAAGAATAGACAATGATCAGTACAATCTACTGGTCCAAAGCATACCAGGCGAAATGGATATTTTTGAACTTAGTCAAAAAATTAACACAAATCCTAGACAAGCCTATTCAGATTTAATGGGTGGAAAAAAATATATGGACATACCATTTAAAATAAAAACAGGTTTAATAGAGGAGGTTAAAGGAGTTTTAATTCCAGAGGTTAGGGATCAATGGAAAAATTATATAGCCGCAGCCTATCAAGGTAAAGAAATACCATTTGATATGAAATTTGCTAAAGAAATATTAAAAACACCTGAGTACAACAAGATTTTGGAAGAACAGAGTATAGCAAAAGAAATTGTATTAAATGTGCCTATTTTAAATTCTGTAAACAACAAAGATTTAAGCAAAACTTTAGATGGATTTGTAAAAAAAGCATATGCAGATATGGATTTTATTAAAGCAGAAAAAGTACAGAGGGGTTATGAAAAAATTGTTGATAACAGAATTAAATTTATGTCTGAAGATCCAATATTATTTTTAAGTCAAACAAATGCTAATATAAAAAGATTAAATGAGGAATTAAACGCTGAAACAAATATAGATTTAAAAATCCAAAAAAGAAGAGCTTTAATAGAAATGAATATACAAACTCAAAAAGACATGGGACAACCAGAATCAGATATAAAGGTTATGTCAAATTCAATGTCTTTGGGATTTGTAAAAGAATATAATGACTTAGGTTTTGAAGGCAAGTCAAAAGAAAGACAGCTTAAATTAAAAGGCTTGGAATTTGTATATGGTGATTTAACAGATAAGGCATTAACACAACTAATAGCAGGGGGTTTACCTATGGGTGCTGAAGCGGCACTTGTTCTTGGAAATGAAAAAACATTTGAAGAATTTATGAGTTTTGATGATCCAAAAAAAATAAAGGCAATAGAAAGTTATTTAACAGAACGGGACGATAGCGATATAAGTTTAAAAAAAATTAGAGCTGCTATATCTTCTGAAAGTGATTTTAAAGATATTGATAATATGATTAGTAGGAATACTCCATTTAACAATAGCACTACATTAGTAAAAATGGATCAAATAAAACAGACACTATCTTTATATGCCGCTAATTTAATGCGTAATAATCCTGGTATGAACTTAGCTTCTGCTTCTCAACGAGCGTCATTATTATTTTCTAACAACTATCAAATAGAAGATACTTATTATTTTCCTAAAAACATTGAAGGTATCAATCAAACACAAAGAGACTTTACAGTAAAAAAACTTGAAAATATAAAGTTCAATTATGTAAAACAACACTTCAAACCTGTAGCTTATAAATCAAGTATAAAAGGTAAGTCTGATATAGAATTAACAACAAAAATGAATTTTAACATAATAGAAAATGGAGAGTGGAGAAATACTCCTAATGGAGATGGTTTTGTTTTTGGAATTGTTCTTACTGGTAATTCTTTTGGCACACTTACCAACGAATCTGGAAAAGAATTATTTGTAGCTTATACCGATGATAGTTTAATTTTACCAGGTGGTTCTAACACTGTAATTGATATGAACATTCCTACTGAACAAGAAAAAAGACAATATAGAGGGTACTATGGCTATAATGAAAAAAGGAAACAAGAGGCTACTACTTTTGAAACAAGACAAAATTTAGACAATAATGAAATGCAAAATGCTTTAGAAAAAGCTAAATCAACAACACTTAGTAATTTAACAAAAAAATTACCAAATAAAAAATAAATAAATAATATGGCACAATTTGGTTTTGGATTAAATGTAAACAAAACAGCACAAGAAACTGGCTATGATCAATACAAAACTACGCTTGGTGAATCATTAGGTGCTGTTGCTGCAGAAAACTGGCAGTTCAGTCCATTCAAATCTATAGAAACTTATTTTGATATAGAGGAAGCAAGAAGAATATCTAAAGATCAAGTAGGTGGAGATTCGGCAGGTATATTTAAGGTTGATAGAAAACAATTAAATGAAGAATATTCAAACTTAGGTTTGTATTTTGAAGAAGATGAATATCAATCAGTTGTTGATATTATGGTTGGTCAAAAAGAAGAAGAAAGAGCTAGACAAAGTATTATGAATCGTGGACCTCAAGGTTCTTGGAATCCTTTATCTGGTGGATTTTATGTTGGTGCTGCAAAACTTGCTGTTGGTATTGGTGTTAGTTTTCTTGATCCTATAAATATTGGAGCTTCATTTATTCCTGTTTTTGGACAGGTTAGATTTGCACAAATAGCTGCAAGAACAGGTTTAAGAACTGCAAGAGCAGTTAGAGGTGCTGTTGAAGGTGCTGTTGGTGCGACTATTTTAGAACCTTTAGTTTATAGTGTTGCTCAAAAGGTACAGGCTGATTATGATTTAGTTGATAGTTTTATGAATATTGGATTTGGTACAGTTATTGGTAGCGGACTTCATGTAGGTGCTGGTGCATTAAAAGATATGGGTACTGCTCAAAAATTTGAAGCACAAATTATAAAAAATAAAGAAAA